GGTTAGAAATAGTAGTACTCCAAACGAGAATAAAAATGAAACACAAGAAAATAACTGTACAGAACTTGCAGAAATAAATGTTGAATACGTTAAACTATCAAGAAAAACACTTACACCGTCAAATCTGAAAACACTAATAGAATCAAAAGTACCTAACTACACAGATAATCAAAAGAAATATTTATTCTCAACTGCATTTGTTGAGTGTGGTAATGGTTTAAGTACTATTAACTATAACTTATATAATCTTAAAAACGATAAGACAAAACCTAAATTTAATATTTCTTATAACAAACAGGTTTGTGTTAAAGAAGGTTCATATAGTGTTCCATACATTGCTTTTGATTCATTTGATGAACCTATTACTTTTATGGTTAGTTTTATTAGAAATTATGATACATTAATTTCATCGTTCTTAGAAAATACAAAAATAAATAATGATTTGGCATTGGCTTTTACTTATATATGGTACTATACTTTAAGATATACAAATCGAAACACCACAATCACACAAACGGGTATAGAAGATAATCAAATAATAACAACAATTGATTCAGAATTATCAAAACAAACGACAGCAAAAACATTATTTGACAATGCTTATAAAGTATATAAGAAATGGAATTATCAGTGGGGAGTGATATAATTTTGGAAAATTGCCAACTTTGATATATTTATAATAAAAAGATTATGGACACTAAAACATTATTAGACCAATATTTATCAAAAGATACTCGTATGACAGAGAGAGATGCTGGTAATGGTTACAAAGAAGTTTGTGACTTAGATACTGGTGATTGTTATACTGTTAGAATGAGAGACGGCCTTATCGAAAGAGTGGATAACACAATGAAATTAAATAGAACATTAAAAGTTGAAACACCTCACGGGGTTAAAACTCTTTTAAATGGTTAAAGATTAAACTTATGTCAGTAGAAAGAAAAATTTTAGAAGAAGTTAATAGGTACAAACATATTAACAAATATCTTGGAGAACAGGAAGACCCCGCTTCCGATTTAGGTGGAGATTTAGGTGGTGGTGATTTAGGTTTGGACGCAGAACCAGCTGGTGATGCTCCTGCAGAACCTGTTGACGTGGCAAGTGACCCCGATGTTGAGGTTGTAGACGAACCAGGTACTGAAGGTGATGAAGCACCTGCCGAACCTGCAAGCAATATGGGTACTGAAGAAGGTGGTACTGAAGAATTGGATATTACTGACTTAGTAACAACACAAAAAGATATGTCCTCAAAACAAGAGGAGTATATGGAGACCATGATGGATAGATTAAATGACCTAACTTCAAAGTTAGAAGACATGGACCAAATCCTTCAGAAAATAAATGATTTGGAACATAAGGTAGAAAAGTACCGTCAAAAATCTCCTGAAGAAAAATTACAGTTAAGAAGTTTAGATAGTTATCCTTACAATCAAAAACTAACTGATTTCTTTGTAGACAAAGAAGTTGAGATGGAAAAAACAGGTAAGAATGAATATATTTTAACACCTGATGAGGTTGAGAATTATTCAGAGAGTGACATCAAAAAATCTTTCGACCAACCTTTCGAAGACGAAGAAAGAATGTAATTGACAAACACAAAATAACTAACTATAATAAGACCACAATTCGTGGTCTTTTTTATTTTGTAACCATTTGACTAACTCAAGTTGTATGTTATATTTAAGATAGAGTAACAGAATAATAAATTTTTAAAGAGAAAAACAGAGAAATTATGGCAAATGCTTTAGACGCAGTACTGGCACAGTACGAGAAAAACACCACTAAAAACAGCGGTGGTAATCAGTCGATGTCTCAAGAAGAACGACTAAAACGTTATTTCACAACGTATCTCCCAAAGGGGACTAAATCAGGACAGAAGAGAGTTCGTATTCTTCCTACATCAGACGGTTCTTCACCATTCAAAGAAGTATGGTATCACGAAGTTCAGATTGATGGTAAGTGGACTAAACTCTACGACCCAGGTAAAAACGATGGTGAGCGTTCACCACTTACTGAGGTTTACGATGAGTTGATGTCAACAGGTAAAGAGACAGATAAGGAATTGGCTCGTCAATACCGTCCACGTAAATTCTACATCGTAAAACTTATTGACCGTGAAAATGAAGAAGATGGTCCTAAGTTTTGGAGATTCAAAGACAACTACAAACAGGAAGGTATTTTGGACAAAATCATTCCTATTTGGAAAGCTAAAGGTGACATCACCGACGCTAACGAAGGTCGTGACCTTATTATTGAATTAGCAAAAGCTAAAACTCCAAAAGGTATTGAGTATACAGTTGTACAAACTGTTATGTACGATGACCCTTGTCCTATTTCTGCGGAGGCAGACCAACAAAAAGAATGGGTTGAAGATGAGTTGACATGGCAAGATGTATACGCTCAAAAACCTGTTGAGTATTTGGAGGCAATTGCAAGAGGTGAAACTCCTGTATGGAATAGTGAATTGAAAAAGTATGTTTATGGTGATGACGAAGAAATGACCATTGGTGGTTCAAGTTCTTCATCTACATCAGAGGAAACTCACGAGGACCCACAAGCGGACCAAGAAGTTGACGATGATTTACCATTCTAAACAATTTAATATAAGTGGTGTGGGGAATACCTGCACCACTTTTTAATTATCAAGAATATGGCAATAAAGAAAAAAGATTTTAATAGTATAAAGAAGAAGTTCTCAACTTCTGCAAAATATAAACCACAAAGGTTTTTTGATTTGGGACCTGCATTTTTGGATGCTGTTGGTGTCCCTGGTCCTGCTATTGGTCATTTAAATATGTTCTTGGGTCATTCAGATACAGGTAAGACAACTGCACTAGTTAAAACTGCGGTTGATGCTCAGAAAAAGGGTATTCTTCCTGTGTTTATTATTACAGAACAAAAATGGTCATTTGAACATGCGAAACTTATGGGTTTTGAGTGTGAAGAAGTTGTTGATGAAGAAACAGGAGAATTAGATTGGGATGGTTTCTTTATTTTTAACAACAATTTTGAGTATATTGAACAAATCACTGATTTCATTAATGAGTTGTTGGATGCTCAATCAAAAGGTGAATTAGAATATGATTTATTATTCTTATGGGATTCTGTTGGTTCAGTTCCTTGTAAGATGACTTTTGAAGGTAAAGGTGGTAAACAACACAACGCAGCCACATTGGCAGACAAAATCGGAATGGGTATTAACCAACGTATTTCAGGGTCCCGTAAATCTGATTCGCAATATGAAAACACATTGGTTATTGTAAACCAACCGTGGGTGGAATTACCCGACAACCCATTTGGTCAACCAAAAATCAAAGCTAAAGGCGGTGAATCGATTTGGTTAAACTCATCTTTGGTATTTTTATTTGGTAATCAAAAAAATGCGGGAACAAACAAAATCACTGCGGTGAAAGATAAGCGTAAAGTAAAGTTTGCGGTTAGAACAAAAATTTCTGTGATGAAAAACCACATTAACGGTTTGGGTTATGAAGATGGTAAAATCATTGTAACACCTCACGGATTCTTGGCGGGAAAAGAATCTGCAGAAGAGAAAAAATCGATTGAAAGTTATAAGACGGCTCAATCGGAATATTGGAAAGAAGTCATCGGTGTTGCTGGTGATTTCAAATTGGAAGAAGAAAAAGAAGAAGTGTAACCCTTTAAGGTATAACAGGTGGTTAAGACATTATTAGTTGACGGAAATAATTTATTTAAAATAGGTTTTCACGGGGTAAGAGATTTTTATCACGATGGGAAACATATTGGAGGAATTTACCACTTCGTCAATACAATCAAAAAGTTTTTATCAGAACACAATTACGACAAAGTAATCGTCTTTTGGGATGGAGAAAATAACTCCTCCCAAAGACGACTTATTTTCCCTGAGTATAAACAAAATCGCAGACAAACATTAAACGAAGCCAAACGTGAATCTTTTGATTGGCAAACTCAAAGGGTTAAAGCATATTTGGAAGAAATGTTTATTCGTCAGGTATCGGTGGATAATACTGAAAGTGATGACTTAATCGCATATTATTGTCAAATATCCGAAGGTGAATATAAAACCATATTCTCTTCAGATAAAGACCTCACGCAACTTATCTCTGACGATGTTGAGGTGTACCAACCCATGAAGAAGATAACTCTTAAGAAAGGAGATATGGTACCTTTAAAGGACATCTCAATACCACATGAGAACATCGCAACATTCAAAATTATTTCAGGTGACAAATCCGATAATATTGATGGAATTCAATATATGGGAGAAAAAACATTTGTTAAATTATTTCCTGAGATAGTTGACAATGCGGTGTCTGTTGATGATATTGTTATTCGTGCAGAGGAATTACACAAAACAGATAAAGACAACCGAGCATTACAAAACCTTTTGTCAGGAAAAACAAGACGAGGAGTTTTTGGTGAAGAGTTTTTTGATATTAACAAAAGACTGGTTGATTTATCAAACCCATTACTTGATGAAGAATCAAAAGAACTTATTGAATCATATTATCGAGAAGAGTTGGACCCCGATGGTAGAGGATATAAGAATCTGATGAGGATGATGATGAGTGATGGTATTTTTAAGTACCTACCCAACCATGACAATGCGTGGGTAGAATTTTTAACACCTTTTATGAAATTAACAAGAAAAGAAAAAAGAAGATTTAAAACCAAAAAAAGAAAGTTATGAAAGAAAAGAATGATGTAACTAAATTGGAGTTTTTATTAACCCTTAATGATAACATTATTGTACAGAGATACTTTAATGTTAAGGGATACAACCCGAAGGCAAGAGGTAGTATGGAACTACACAATTTTGTTAAAGATATCTCTGAAACAATACACGGGGACCTTAAGAAAAAAGCGGTGATGTATATGTTGGAGAACAGGTCTCAAATTGAGGCAAACCCTGAGATTTTGGATACGTCAAATACGGACGGTCCAGAGTACTTTAACATCTATGTTCGTATCGGAGATGAGACAATTTGTCATAGAATATGGGATGCTAAAATATACCCTCCAAAGACAAGATATACCGTTGACGTACGCCCACACCTAAAAAAGTTGTTACGTACATTGACTGACATTTTTTCAGGTGAAAATTTAACTCACAATTATTTGGAATATAGCTTAGTTTAACCATATTTATATTCTACACACAAAGATTTTAAACTTAATAAATTATGTCAAAAGAAAAGAATTTTGGATATCTCGGAAACACATTTCAACTACAACTTCTTAACAACATCGTCCTATATAAGGACTTCGCAAATTCTATTGTAGATGTTCTCGAGCCCAAATACTTTGACAATCAATATTTTAAGTTAATCATGCAGATGACGAAGGAGTACTATCACAAGTATGAACACGCTCCCTCGTTTGCAACTTTAGAACAAATTACAAAGTCAGAAGTGGCATCTCCAATGGCCCAAAAAATGGTCCTGGATATGTTAGAGCAAGTAAAAGAGGCTTCGAATGAGGGTCATCAGTACGTTCAAGAGAAGTCTTTAAAGTTCTGTAAACAACAAGAACTTCAAAAGGTAATGGTTAAGGCACAAAAGATTATCGATAAGGGTGATTTTGAGTCTTATGACCACTTGGAAGAGATGGTTCGTGAAGCATTACAAGTTGGTGAAGTTGACACGGGAACTGCTGATGTGTTCTTTAATTTGGATGAGGTGTTGGATGATGATTTCCGTCACCCAATTCCGATGGGAATAACTGGTATAGACAACCTCCTAAAGGGAGGGCTAGCAAAAGGTGAGATTGGTGTGATTTTGGCACCCACAGGGGTTGGTAAGACCACCGTCTTAAGTAAGATTTCAAATAACGCATTTAACTTAGGTTATAACGTCTTACAGATATTCTTTGAGGATAATCCTAAGATTATTCAGAGAAAACACTTCACTATGTGGACAAAAATTGCTCCTGACAATTTGTCACTACATAAGGAAGAAGTTTTAACTAAGGTAAAACAGATTAAAGAGCAAGCACCTAACCGTTTGATTTTGAAAAAGTTACCGTCTGACCAACTAACAATAAGTCAGATTAAAAACCAGATTCGCAAGATGATGGCTGAAGGTACCAAGATTGATATGGTGGTGTTGGATTATATTGATTGTATCGTCCCCGACAGAAATTTGGGTGACGAGTGGAAAAGTGAAGGCTCAGTAATGAGAGGTTTTGAGGCAATGTGTCACGAGTTAGACATTGCAGGGTGGACCGCCACACAAGGTAACCGTTCCTCTATTTCGTCAGAGGTGGTTACAACCGACCAAATGGGTGGGTCCATCAAAAAAGCACAGGTCGGACACGTTATTATTACCGTTGCTAAATCCCTTCAACAGAAGGAGATGAATTTGGCGACAATCGCAATCACCAAGTCCCGTATTGGGAAAGATGGGATTGTATTTGAAAACTGTAAGTTTGACAATGAGATGTTAGAGATTGATACGGAATCGAGTGTTACATTCTTAGGTTTGGAAGAACAGAAAGAAGAAAAGAACAAAGAACGTATCAAGGAATTAATGTCGAGGCGACAACAAAGACAGTCCTAATAAAATAAAAGAAGAGCATTATGGAAAGTTTGATAGACAAAGTAAGTAGCGATATTCGTTATGTAATTAAAAGAAGTGGGGACAAGGTTCCTTACGAAACTGAAAAAATTGAAATGGCAGTTTTGAAGGCTATGAACAGTGTTGATAAAGTTGATGATGAAATGGCTGAAAAAATTGCAAGAATCACCACAAAGGCGATTTTTAGAAATAACAAAGACCACGTACCTCATGTTGATGAGATTCACGATATGGTCGAAAATAAATTAATGGACAACGGTCTGAATGATATTGCTAAAGAATATATCATTTATCGTTCAAAAAACCGTCCGAATATCTTCTCAAAGAGGGTAAACCTTAAACCTTATGAATACCCTAATCTTAATGATTATGTGGATGCGATTCGTCATTCATATTGGGTACACACCGAGTTTAACTTTACCTCAGATATTCAGGATTTTAAAGTTCACTTAAACGAATCTGAAAAGACTGCGGTTGAGAGAGCGATGTTGGCGATTTCACAGATTGAAGTTGCGGTTAAAACATTTTGGGGTGACATCTATAAAAGGATGCCAAAACCTGAAATTGGAAATGTCGGAGCAACATTCGCAGAATCCGAAGTTAGACATGCTGACGCATATTCACACTTGATTCAGTTGTTGGGATTGAATGGTGAGTTTGAAAACTTACTTGAAGTACCAGCAATTCGTAGAAGAATTAAGTATTTGGAGAAATCTATTTTGGGTTCAAAAGCGGTGGATAACAAAGACTATTTCGAATCTGTTGTATTGTTCTCGATGTTTGTTGAGAATGTATCACTATTCTCACAATTCTTGGTTATCATGTCATTTAACAAACACAAAAACGTGTTAAAGGGTATTTCAAATGCAGTTGAAGCAACCTCAAAGGAAGAAAATATTCACGCGGAGTTTGGATTTGATTTGGTAAACTTAATTAAACAAGAAAACCCACATTGGTGGACCGAACAGTTGGTTGAGGATTTGGTAAAGGCAACTATGGAAGCATATGAGGCTGAAAAAGAAATTGTGGATTGGATTTTTGAAAAAGGAGATTTGAAATTCTTAACTAAAGCTCAAACAATGGAGTTTATTAAACATAGATTTAATGTATCATTAAACTCTATTGGTATCGATAGTATATTTGAAATTAATGAAACATTATTAGAAACAACAGAGTGGTTTGATGATGAAATCTTAACCACAAAACATACAGATTTCTTCAATAAGAGAAGTATCAATTATAGTAAGAAGTCAAAGTCAATTACGTCAAACGATTTATTTTAAAAAAAAAGAAAAAAAGATATGAAAGAAAGAAAACCTTTTGATTGGATTAATGAGGAATCAGTAACATTTCTCAGAAGAGGGTATTTGAGTGAAGGTGAAGAACCTTTGGACAGGATTAGAACTATTGCAGAGCATGCAGAGAAGTTATTAGGTATTGAAGGGTTTGCTGATAAATTTTATAACTATATGGGCAAAGGATGGTATTCGTTATCATCACCTGTATGGGCTAATTTCGGCAAACGAAGAGGTTTACCTGTTAGTTGCTTTGGTTCAAATATTGGTGACAATATTGAATCCATTTTATATACACAGGCTGAGGTCGGTGAGATGAGTAAGATGGGTGGAGGAACCTCAGGATACTTTGGTAACATTCGTGGTCGTGGCTCTAAAGTGACAGACAATGGACACGCACCTGGTGCGGTTCACTTTATGAACTTATTTGAAAGTGTTGTGGACAACATTTCACAAGGTTCAACACGTAGAGGTCGTTTTTCACCTTACTTACCTGTAGAACATCCTGATATTATGGAATTTTTAGATATTGGAACTGAAGGGTTCCCTATTCAAGACCTGACACACGCAGTTACTGTAACAGACCAATTTATGGAAGAAATGATTGCTGGTGACGATGACAAAAGAGCTGTTTGGGCGAAAGTCATTCAAAGACGAGGTGAGATTGGTTATCCATACATTATGTTCCATGATACGATGAATAAAAAAGCACCTGAAGTTTATAGAGATAAAGGTGCTGAGATTTATAATTCAAACCTATGTTCTGAAATCGCACTTCACAACTCAGAAGAAGAGTCATTTGTTTGTGTATTGTCATCGATGAATGTACTTCACTATGACGAATGGAAGGATACGGACGCAGTTGAAACTATGGTATATTTCTTGGATGCGGTTGTTACTGAGTTCTTAACAAAAATTGAAGATTTAAGAGACAACGGTACCCTTGAAGGTAAAAGAGCGTTTTATAACTTAGAAAAAGCTTATAACTTCGCAAAACGTCAAAGAGCGTTGGGTCTTGGGGTATTGGGATGGCACTCATTACTACAATCTAAAGGATTACCATTTGATACGAGAGAAACTGCAAAGTTAAATGTTGAGGTCTTTAAATTAATTAAAGAAAAATCATATAAGGCATCTGAAGAATTGGCCGATATCTTCGGTGAACCAGAATATTTGGAAGGATACGGTCGCAGAAATGTAACATTAAATGCGATTGCACCAACAACCTCATCAGCATTTATCTTAGGTCAGGTATCTCAATCAATTGAACCATTATTCTCAAACTGTTTTGTTAAAGATGTTGCAAAACTTAAAATCACAGTTAGAAATCCTGTTCTTAAAGAATTGTTAGCTGAAATGGGTAAGGACACCAAAGAGGTGTGGGATTCAATTAAGAAACAAGACGGTTCAGTTCAACATTTAGATTTTTTGACTGACGAACAAAAAGATGTATTTAGAACATTTGCTGAAATTAATCAGGCATCAATTATTAATCAGGCTGCGGTTAGACAAGATTATATTGACCAATCACAGTCATTGAATTTAATGATATCACCCGACATGCCAACAAGGGATGTGAACAAACTTCTTATCGACGCATGGCAATTGGGAGTAAAGACACTTTATTATCAACACTCGATGAACTCAGCTCAAGCTTTCGCAAGAAAGAAATTGAACTTGAATGATTTGCAATGTGTTGCTTGTGAAGGATAAACACAAATAAAACAGGAAATATGAAAACTCAATATATTTTCTGAGGTTAAGGAAAGAAAAAAAGGTCAGGCATTGTCTGACCTTTTTATTTTATAGTTTAGATAAAATAATAGGACATTATATTTATGGTATATGCCAGGAGTTAAAACATACGGAATACAGTTTCCTTTTCGTGATAGTACGAGAGGCGACTACTTGCGTTTAACTGAAAATCCTGAAGATGAAATCAGAACCGACCTTTTACATTTAATATTAACAAGAAAGGGTTCACGTTATTATTTGCCTGATTTTGGTACTCGTATTTACGAGTTTATTTTTGAACCATTTGACGGACCTACATTTGATAACATTAAATCAGACATACAAGATGCGGTTGATAAGTACATACCTAATCTTCAAATAAATAATATTACGGTTCAACCATATTTGGAGGCTGATGAATTACAAGGTGAAATAAATTATGAGGAATTAGGTGGTCAAATTTTTAGAGTTGCAGGAAGAGGTACTGAAGAATACACAGCTAAAGTCAGAATAGATTATAGTGTAAATTCAGGTACTTTTGAAAGTCGTGATTTTATAATTATAAATATTTAATAGTAATGGCGAATAGAAAGATATCATATACGGACAGAGATTTTGCTGGTTTAAGACAGGATTTAATTAACTATACTCAACAGTATTATCCTGACTTAATTAACAATTATAATGACGCATCGGTTTATTCGTTGTTTTTAGATTTGAATGCTGCTATTGGTGATAATCTACATTATCATATGGATCGTAGTATTCAAGAAACGGTTTTACAATATGCACAACAAAGATCTTCAGTATATAATATTGC